CCGCGCGTATTTCCAGGCGTATAGAATGTTAATGTCTTGTATTTGCTAACCCCCGAAAGCCATGAAAACAAGAAAAGAGGCCGCCCGTGAATTATGGGCAATATATTGCGCCTACGAGGTGCACCCCGTGAAACTTGCTACAATTTACCGCCGCATTTGGTTCGATGGGTCTAACTGGAGGCTGATAGGATACGCGCACGATTATATAGCATAATAACCCCGGAAATAATGAATCAGAATTATAAACTTACATTGTATGCCGTTCAGGTATACGGCGTGCGGCTCTCAGACTACCACGAGCCGCGACCCGTTGAAATACTATGCAACAGCGAAGAAGAACGAAATACAATTCGGGAAAGGGCAAAAAATGGTAACCTTTATGACGAATTTAATTGCTACTATATCAGTGAAGAAGAGGCGCGCCGCTCGATAGATTGGGCATTATTCATACTTAATATAATATACTCGAACCATGAAAAGCACTAACAATACCATAAAGGCCGCGGCGCTGGTGGTACTCACGGCTTTATGCTGCTGGATCCTGTTCCGAAGCACGCTGCGGGTAGAATCGGTACACAGGACGGAGAGCGGGTACCTCGTCGAAGTATCAGCACTCGGCGGGACGGAAATACACGAATGCAGTTTATAAACACAAAAACCATAAAAAAAAAGCCATGACACACGTTAATTTCACTACCTCGGGCGTTGCCCTGACCAAGAACCAAGTATCCCGCATCCGGGAGATCATCGAGTACATAAAGCGCCGTTCGGCGTGGGACAAGGGCGTTAAAATGTATGCGCTGGAGCTCCTCGAAAACTATTCCGAAATGCTGGATTATGCGAAGGAAACAGGGGATTATGCGCCGCGATTCATCGAAAGCACTCTGCTGAATGGGGCCAATGACTGGACGGCATACAGCGAGGGAGGTTTATCGCTCGTGTACGACAGGGACATAGCCGAACGCCTGTGCAGTCCCTCGGAATTGAAGCGAAAAACGAGCCGTAACGGCTGGATTCTGGAGCCGAACCAAGACGAAACATGGGTTAAGGTACAAGGGCGCGCACTCGCCCAGGCCTGGCGACTGCTTCGGCTTGCGGCACTGATAGTATACAAGGAATAAGCCCCGAATTATAGCAGGAACAACAATTATATCAAATTAAAAATCAATTACTTATGAAAACAATTAGCGAACTGGCGGAAAGGGCGCACGCCCTCACCCGGGAGATGCCCGAGGACGCGGTAATTATAATACATATTTTCCACGAGACACAGGAGATCGGGATGCGCGTAAAGTATTGCCGCGAGGCCTTGGTAGCTACCGAAGAGATCGCGGCACGGCGAGGCCTCGGCGACAGCGTAAAAACGACCCTTAAAGACGGCGTAATAACCGTCTATATACAGGAACAGGATTTGCGGATATGGCTAAAGTTCCAGTAAGGCAGCTACTCGCCCTGTGGGCGGTAGTGC